CTTGTTGTGATATTTGTTGTATTAATGCCAGCGGAGATCCTAAGTTGTCTAAGTTTCCTAAGTTAATCCAATACCCGGCGTTATATAAATCATCGCCCATAGCCTTGGTTGCTAAGTTTACATCTGTTAACCCACCAGTGGTTAAACTGTTCATATTGGTAAATGTATTGGCCAAGTATGTTTCGGCATTCACAGCACTATTAATAAAGATATTTGTTGTGTCGGCATACCCAACTGCTGTATTGAATATCTGTGCAAACTTACTAACATCACCATTGCCAAGGTAAGCACTAGCAGTTAACGTAATAAGACCAGACATTCCTGGATTAGTTAATGTGGTTGATACACCCGATACTGTCCCGGACACTATAGAGTCAGCTAATGCTGGGCATGAATTACCAATGTTACCAGCAAATGTTTGTAATAATGTTTGTGTGCTTGTTGGCAGGGCGCCACTATCATTAATAGTAGCAATTAAATTTCCTAATAAAGGTAGAGATGTATAGTTAGTAATTGATGTTGTTACACTCGAAGGGAGTTCAATACCTTGATTTTGTAATAAACTTGATCCAGCTTGGAGTTGTAACGGAGTTAGTAACGCAGCCATTATGCTACCCTTACATTGGAACTACCACCAGATCGTGGATGGCCGCAAGTGTCTGTGTCCCCGGTTCTATTAATTGGAATGCCGCCGGCTCTTACTGTAGCACTTCCACCTTTAGTACTAGCAGAAGCATGAGGAGGATGTGGACGACCCCAAGGTGCATGACCACTTACTCCTGTGCCATTAACTACAACAGGACGTCCATTTACTCGTACAGATGCTACACCGCTTGTGGCAGCGCCTCCTGCTGAGTTTGAATCACCTTGTCGTTGTACTGCTGGCATTATATTCCGTTCTTATGTGTTATATTTATCGCACAAAAAACAGCCGATTAACGCAAAGCAATACCTGTAGTTGATTGTACGAATTGATCAGCAAATGCTTTATCTGTAGCGGCACATACTGTAACTGTACTTTTTGCCAGTTTAATTTCTTTTTGTGGACTTACTGTAAACAAATACGGCATAAGTCCCGGACCTTGGGCACCCATAGCAATTACCATCGGGCGGTCTAGTTTATAGTATACGTCAGTTTCTTCAACTAACTTGGCTACAAGTTCTTCGCCCGAAGTTAGTTTAAATGTTACTACTTCTCCTACTGTCGCACCTTTATCAATTAACATTACGTTCCTTTAAAATATTCTTGAAGCTGTGTAAATCCACCAATTAATTTATCATCTATAAAAATTTGTGGAACTGTGCGAGCAGTTGGTACTGCTTCTAATAATTGTTCTTTTGAAAAATCTTTTTGTATATTGCGTTCTTCGTAAGCAATGCCTTTCATTTTTAGCAAGGCTTTTGCTTGGTCACAATATGGACATTGATTTTTGCTCCATACGATTGCTGTCATTTTTATTCCTTATAAGTCTGGTAGTTGGTCGTAATCAAGTGAATCACTCATAACGCCAATAACATAATTTGTACTTTCATTTTCCTGTAATGCTGTTTGCTTCTTACTTGTATCCACATGTTTCATAAACCACGGAATAGGTGTAGATTTTGGTGCAGTACCTTGATACTTAATACCAATATCTTTAAGAGCTCCTACAGCAGTATAGTCGACAAAGTCTTTTAGAATGTTTGCGTTCAATCCAATAACAGGACCAAACTTAAACAAGTAGTCTGCCCAACCTTTTTCTTCACGGATGACATCAACATACATAGCATACACTTCGGCTTCGCATTCTGCTTTAGCCTCAGCAAAGCGTGGATCTTCTTTCACTACTTGATTAATTATCCAAGCTGTCCAGTCCTTGTGTAAAATCTCGTCTTGTAGAATCAAACTAATAATATTACCATTGCCAATGAAGATACGGTTCTCTACCATTGCTAAACTTGTGGCAAACGATACCATGAAGCGAAATGCTTCCAATGCGTAACTTGCGTTCAATGCTAACCAAATTGCTTTAATGTGTTCCTTTTCCGGAAACTCTTCCATTAACTCTTTACGGCAGTTGATCATGTGTAAGCGATCATAATACACGCCCACACTACTTGCCATATCAATGATTTCTTTTGTTTCATGAATGGTACTGAACACATCCTTTGGTACATTATAAATGTTTCGAATGATGTGACTGTAACTGCGACTGTGAATGTTGGTTTCAAAGAAACCCCAGTTGTACATCAATGCTTCAAGTTCAGGGATACTACACACTGGAGTAAACACTTGTGTAGGGCCACGACCTTGTAAACTATCTAATGCTGTTTGACGTAATAGATTGCTTGTAAAGATATGCTTGACTGTGTCGCTTGATTCTTTAAAATCATTAGCATCCTTGGTCAATGTAATTTCTTCTGGGATCCAAAAAAATCCACGGGCTTCTTGTTCAAACTTTACAATCTTGTTATATTTTACTTCTTCAAAGCGTTGGATAGTAACAGGCCCTGCTGGGTCAAGAAACATCTTACGGTTAAGATAGTCTGTTTTAGTTGTTAAGTTATACTGGGCTTGACTCATAGTTGATTTAATGCTTCCGTTAATGTTGCTACTGTTGCATCAACATTCAATAATTTATCTATGCCAAACAATCCAATTCTAAATGTTTGGAAATCGTCTCGTTCGCCAACTTGTAATGGCACACCCGCGGCAGTTTGATATCCAAGATCTCTAAACTTCTTACCACTTTGTATTTCTTTGTCTGTAGTGTAGCAAACAACCACACCGGGTGCATGATATCCTTGCTCTGCTACACTAGGATAATCACGGCTTGCTAATAGATTACGCACACGAGATCCAAGCTCAAATTGTTTTCGTTTAAGATTAGCAAATCCCAAACTTTCAGTTTCTAACATTGTATCACGTAATTCTTTAAGAGCATTAGTTGGCATTGTAGTATGATAGATGAACGCACCCTTTTCATACGACTCCATAATCTGTGTCCATTTAAGTACATCCATACTATAACTTGTACTTGTAGTGGTGTCAAGCATTTGTCTTGCACGGGCACTCATAGCAATCAACGCACAGCAAGGAGCACTACTCCATCCCTTTTGTGGTGCTGTAATCACTATGTCTATATTCAATGCTTTCATATCAACCCATGCGGCACCACTGGCAATACAATCTAACACAAATAATGATCCATTGGCTGTACAAGCCTCGCCAATTTGTTCTAGATAATAATCAGGCAATATCATTCCGCAACTTGTTTCTACATGAGGAGCAAATACTACATCTGGTTTAGCTTTATTAATGTATTCAATTACTTCGTCGATATCCGGAGGTGTGAATGTTCCTTGGAACTGGTCTTCTACTTGTTGACCGGTTAGTACTTTAACATCACCGGCACTTGTAGCCATGTCAAATATTTGTGTCCAGCGAAAACTGAACCATCCAGTGCGAATAATTAATACTTTTTTCTTATTAGCAAATTGACGGGCAACTGCTTCCATGCCAAAAGTACCACTACCCGGTACGATAACTGACGAGTCGGCATTGTACGCTGTTTTAAGTATTCGACTGATGTCTTTCATTATATCTACAAATTCATCACTCATGTGATTTAATGATCGGTCTGTGTAAACCACAGAAAATTCTTTTAGTTTAGTATATTCCATATGTGCCTCAATTATAATTTACATGCTTCGCAGTCGTCTTCATTGTCAAAATCAATTAATGCCAATGGTGCTGCAACTTCGTCTTGTCCTTTACTGCCTGCTTTGTTTATCAAGCTATAGTAAAAAGTCTTTAGTCCCCAGTGATGTGCCTGCATCAAGTTCTTGGCAATCAATGTAGTAGGAACTTTACGATCCGCATAGTGTGCAGGATTGTAAAAAGTGTTGGTACTGATACTTTGATCAACATAAGCGGCAATAACAGCCGCGGTCTTTAAGTAGCCTGAACAATCTTTTTGTTCCCACATCATTTGATATTTGTTTTTTAACTTGTGATATTCCGGAACAACTTGGGTCAAGCTACCTGCTTTAGATTCTTTTACGCTTATCAAACTCATTGGCATTTCAATACCATTGGTGCTGTTAATAACAACAGAACTTGACTCCACAGGAGCGACTGCCATCATTGTGGCATTACGCACACCGTATTCTTTCATATTGGTACGCAGGGTTTCCCAGTCCAATTCTGGATCAAAGTTAGCAAGTTCGTTAACACCGTTAGCACGGAGTTCCCAAGGAAACACACCTTGTCCGTAGCGTGTCTTATCGCTATGTAAACATGGGCCACGTTCTTTAGCAAGTTCAACTGTTGCTTCTGTTAGATAAAATGCTTGATGTTCCATCCAACTTTTAACTTCTGCTAACGCATCTTTGTCGCCGTACTGTAATCCACGCTTGGCATGCCAGTAGGCAAGATTAGTAATGCCAATGCCAAGTGGGCGAATCTCGTCATTGCTTAATTTACTCTGTATGCTAAGGAAGTCTTGATAGTCAAGAATGTTGTTAAGACTACGCTGTAGTATGCGGCAAGCACGACGCATATCTTCTGGATTGCGAAACGCACCCCAATTTATTGACCCCAGTGTGCATAAAGCAATTCTACCCTCGGCATCGTCTAATCTATTGAATGACTTAGTGGGCAACAGGATCTCACAGCACAAATTGCTTTGATAAATTGTGTGATATTCCGGATCAAATGGTCCTTGCTTCATTACGTTGTCAATGAATACAAGGTATATACGTCCGGTATCTGTACGTTCTTTTAGTA